CCCTATGAGACCGCGTTCATCGGTACCCAGAACGTGCAGTGCTTCGACGTAGGCGAAGTCCTGATCGGCACCGGCGTAACCTCGGTGGTGGACGGCCTGTTGGTCGCCGTTAACGGCTTGGATATTCCGCCACCGCCTACGCACGACGTGGAGTTGGACGAAGACGATACTTGGAACGTACGTAATTGGGCGCAGGCTGGCGCCAGTGCGATCGAGATCACCGTCTCCGAAGATGACGGCGAATTCTTCGGGCGGTTCCCCGAAGACGCCGTGCCGATTAAACACGGTGCTGAGCTGCTTAACGACCCCGGCCTGACCGCCAACGTGCAGGCGGGCATCTTGTCGGAGATCACCGGCGCGGTCATCATTGCCAAAGACGGCGACGGCCCTATTTTGATCGAGAACACCGCTGGCGGTAAGAGCATCCAAGGCACGGCCGTCGCCTCCACCATCAGCGGCGTTGGCGGTCCTGGCGTCCGCATCGATACGCCTTACAACGTCGTCCAAAGCGGCGACAGTTTGCCGATCACCAAGCTCGACGGTACTACGTCGCTGGGTGCGTCGGCCAACTGCGGTTTCGGCGCCGGTGGTAACGCCGTAGCTCGCTTGTTCGGTGCTCAAGCGGTATTGGAGGATCAGGACGAAGTCGTCATCGGCGCCACCACCTACACGTTTACGATCGTCGACAACGTGATTACGGCGATCGACACGGCATGACCCCGATCAACCACACTTTTCACATGTACCAAGGCCAGACGTTCGCGGACGAGCTGCTGTTTACCGATGGCGCGGGCGCTCCGATCGATTTGTCGGCCAAGAGCGCGCGGATGCAGGTCCGTACCAGCATCGAATCGCCGACCGTGATCATCGAGCTGACCACCGCCAACACCCGGATCGTACTGACCGCGCTGGGCGTGTGCCGGTTCAACGTGACCGCCGAAGACACCGGCGAGCTGTTCGAAGGCGTGTACGAAATCCAGCAGTGGGTCTACGACTTGGAGTTCGTCACGCCCGGATCGCCGGAGGTCGTTGAACGGGTGCGCACCGGGGCGGTCGTATTCTGGCCTCAGATCACCCGACCCTAATGTTTGGGGTATAGTCCGCGCCAATGGACAACGCCCTTTCCATCGTCCCCTTCGATGACCTCGCCCAGGAGCTGTCCGAGCAGGAACAGCAGTTCTTGTACCAGCTCGAGGTCGTGGGTATCCCGGTTATACGCGCCGCGGAGATCTCCGGGATCAAATCCCCCTATGTGTTGCTCAAGAAGTCGTACATCATCGCTGCGCGCGAGAAGTACCGGTCTGCGGTTCGTGGCCGCACGGACTTCACTCGCGACGATGTGATCGCCGGCATGAAGCAGGCGATCGATCAGGCCAGTGTCCTGGCCGACCCGATGTCCCAAATCGCGGGCTGGCGCGAAATCGCCAAATTGAGGGGCTACGACAAGGCGCCCAGCATCAACATCAACCTGACTGGCACGATCGATCAGCTTCGAAAGCAGGTCCAAGCGATGCCGACCGAAAAACTCTTGGAGCTGGCGGGGGATAACAACATCCTCGACGGCGACTTCTACCGCGTGCACGAACATGCCCGTCCTGACGGCGAGTGAGGCGAACGAAGTAGTCCGTTGCCTGCACTGCGGACCGCAGCCGCTGGGCAATTTCCGCGTCTTTCGGGACGTGCCGCCGCTGCGCTTCTTCGATTTTTGCAAAAACTGCGAAGAAAACCCCGGATTCGATAAGCTTTACGCCCAATACAGCGAAGTCACAGATCCCACGATCATGCGGGCGATGGGCAAAGACGGCGAACGCCGGCTGGCTAAGCGCGCGGCTGACGCCGAAGAAGAGCGCGGCGCGATTCAACGCGATCTGGCCGAGCGCATGCTGGCCCAGCGCCACATCATTCCGTTCGTCAAGCGCCTCATGCCCGGGTACAAGACCGGCTGGGTCCACCACGACATTTGTTCGCGGCTGGAACGCTTCGTCGAGGCGGTCGAGCTGGGTCAATCGCCGCGGCTGATCATCGCCATGCCCCCGCGCGCGGGTAAGTCTGTTTTGGGGTCGGATTACCTGCCCTCGTGGATTCTGGGTAAGCACCCGGAGTGGGAGATCATCGCGGCCAGCCATACCGTCAGCCTGTCGATGGACTTCTCGCGCAAGATCCGCGACCGCATCCAAGACCCGACCTATCAGGCGGTATTCCCGGAAGTTTCGATCCGATCGGACAACGCCGGCGCCGAAATGTGGCGTACCACTCGCGGCGGCGGCTACCGCGCGGCCGGCGTAGGCACCGGTATTCTGGGTATGGGCGCGCACGTGGCGATCATCGATGACCCGTTCAAGGACGACACCGAGGCGTATTCCGAACTGACCCGGGCCAAGGTGATCGACTGGTTCAACACCACCTTGATGACCCGTTTGGCGCCCGGCGGGGGCGCGCTGATCATCGCCCAGCGCTGGCACGACGGCGACTTGACCGGCCACACGCTGCAGATGCGTAAAGAGCTGATCGAAGAAGGCATGTCGGTCGACGAGATCGATGACTGGCAGATCGTCAACTACCCCGCGCTCGCCGAAGGCGACGAATACCTCATGCCTGACGGCTCGATCGTGGTGGACCCGTTGGTGGTCAAAGACGCGCGCCTACTGCGCCGTAAGGGGCAGGCGCTGCACCCGGAGCGCTACGACGAGCGTCAGCTGAATCGCATCAAGAGCCGCATGCCGCCGTCCCAGTGGAATGCGCTCTACCAGCAAAACCCGGTCCCGGACGACGGTGAATTCTTCACCAAAGACATGTTCCGGTTCCAAGAACACCTCGAAGGCACCCGCGACGAGTTCATTTTCCTGTCGACCTGGGATCTGGCGATCGGCGAAAAACGCCGCAACGACTACTCGGTCGGCGTGGTGGTGGCGGTCGACGCCCAGCACAATATGCACGTCGTGGACATGGTCCGCGGCCGATTCGGCACCTACGAACTGGTGACCCAGGCGTGCAACCTGATCAAGAAATGGGACGTTTTGCAGTTCGGTATGGAGGACGGGCAGATCAAAAAGACCATTTGGCCGCTGATCGTCGACGAGATGCGCAAGCGCAAGATCACCTGCGGCATCAGCGACGAACTCAAGCCCACCACCGACAAGGAGGTCCGGGCCCAACCGCTGCGCGGTCTCATGCAGACTGGCCGCGTTACCTTCCCGATGCCAGCCAACGCGCCTTGGGTCGAAACGGCGATGGGCGAGATGCTCCGTTTCCCCACCGGTACCCATGATGATATTGTGGACGCGCTTGCTTGGGCGGCGCGCCTATTCCAGAAGGCGCCCAAACCGATGCGGGCTACCTACGAACCCAAAGACCGAGAGCGCCCCTGGAAGGAGCGCTTGGACGAGTTCGGGGTAAACGCAAACGGCGGCGCTTCTTTCATGGCGAATTAATATGGCGACCAATGCTCAGAAGGCCCAAGAACAGTACGAGCTGTATTCGTATTGCCGTGTTGAGGGGGGCCATGACCGCTACCTGCTGGATATGGAAGTCGCCAAGAAGTACATGGCTTCCAAACAGTGGTCGGACGCCGACATCACCAAACGCACCGACGAAGGCCGTCTGTCGTTCGTCGTCAACGAAACCTTCCGTACGATGGAAGCGGTACTGGGCGAGCTGAACCAGCTCAGTTCGGACGTACGCTTCGATCCTACCAACGGCGATCAAAACACCGCGCGCGTGTTGAACCGGCTCAACGATCACGTCGATCGGATCAACAAGATGTATCTGCACGATAACCGTGTGCTGCTCGATGGCCTGCTCGGCGGGCGTGGTTTTTACCGCTGCCGTGTCAAGTTCGACGAGAACATGCAGGGCCAGATCGACATGTCCCGCATCCGGCCCGAAAACGTGGTGCTGTACACCAATATCGATTCACCCGACCCCGATACGTGGGACGGCGTTTTCACAACCGAAATCGTCAGCGACGACGACATCAAGGCGATGTACGGCAAAGACGCCGGCGAAGATTCGATGGGCATGCCTTATACCGACTGGCTTGACTACAACGATCGCGATCTCGCACAGGCGGTGGGTTACAAGACCGCGTTCGCCGGCGACCACGACGGTCGTTCGTTCAAGCGTCATCGCCTGATCAGCCACCAGTTCAAGGAATTTAAGTACAAGGATTGCTTCGTCGATAAGATGACCGGCGACACGTCGGAAATCCCTGAAAACTGGCCTTCGGAGAAGGTTCGGGCGGTAAAGCAGCGCTTCGATTTGGGCATTATCCGCAAGAAGGTAAAGACCCTCCGTTGGCGCGTGACCTGCAACAACATGGTGCTGCACGAAGAAGATAGCCCGTACAAATTCTTCGACGTGGTGCCCTTTATGCCGTGGTTCGTCGACGGCCTGCCGCTGTCGTTGTTCGGTGTGATCAAGGGTCCGCAAGACCTGCTCAACTACACCGTCAACGAGGAAACCCACATCCTCGGTACAACCGCGCATTCAGGCTGGAAGATCAAGCAGGGTTCGCTGCGCAACATGACTTCGCGTCAGCTCGAGCAGAAGGGCTCGAAGAACGGGCTGGTGATGGAGTTGGACGACGTGGGTGACGCCGAGCGCATTACCCCTGGACAGCCTGCAACCGGCTTCGAGCGCTTCGGCGATCGCGCGCGTGGGTGGATCAACGATCTGGCTGGCGTCACGCCATCCATGCTGGGCGCGCAGTCCGAATACGCTAACGGCAAAAATATCAGCGCAAATCTCTCCCGCGCGCCGGTCAACCTGCACTCGCCGCTGCTGGCGTTCCAGTTCACCAAGCAGTTGCTGGCCGAGCGCAAGCTCAACTTGTTCCAGACTTTCTATACCGAAACCCGCGTCATGCGGATCGCGACTTCGGCCTACGGCCAGACCGAAGAGGTTACGATCAACCAACCGTTGGAAGACGGTACGGTGTTGCACGATCTGACGATCGGTCAGTACGCCACCCGCATGATGCCGGTGGGCTCGCGCATGGCCGCGGACGAATTCGGCTTCGACCAGCTGCTCCAGATGAAGGAAATCGGGATCACGGTGCCCAACAGCCTGCTGGTCGCCAACAGTGCCCTCAACGCCAAGTCCGACACCATCGATCAGCTGATCGCTGCCAACTCCGGTGATGTGTCGCCTGAGGAAGCCGAGGCCGCCCGTCTGCAGCTGGAAGCCCTGCAGCTGGAGAACGAAGATCTCAAGGCCGGCATTCAGGGCAAGTACGCCGCCGCGGAGCTGGCCGAAGGCCGCGCCGAACGCGCCCGCATGGACGCCAGCTTCGATCCTCGTGTGGCTCGTGCTAACGTTGACGAAAAGCGCCTGCTGTCCGAGCATAGCCGCGGTATGCGCCAACTCACCTTGCAGCAGCAAAAAGGTAACCGCGACGCGGCTCTTAGCCTCACCAAGATCGCTGTCGATGCCGCAAAGCCCCCGCCGAAGCCGGCTGGGGCCGCTACCAAAAAGACCGCGAAAAAGACAGCCAAGAAAGCTACGAAAAAAGCAGCCACCCGCAAATAAGCAGCCACGCTAGGACCACAACATGACCAAGACCAACATCAAGATCGATGACCCCGCCGCTTTGGCCGACGCTGACGCCGATACCGCAGACGACGATCTGGGTAGCGAAATCACCGAAAACGAGGAAGAAGAGGAAGAAGAAGTAGTCGAAAAACCGGCCAAAAAGGCTGCGAAAAAGGCTGCTGCCAAGAAAACCGCTAAGCCTGCGGCCGACGAGGAAGAAGAGGAAACCGAGGAAGAAGAGGAAACCGAGGAAGAAGAGGAAACCGAGGAAGAAGAGCCGGACCCGGAACGGGCCAAGCTCGCCGCCAAGCTTTCTCGCGCCGGCAAGGCTCGCAAGGCCCTGGAAGATCAACTGGCCGACGCACGCCGCCAGCTTGATGACCGTACCGCCGCCCAGTCCGAAACCAGCCGCGCTAAGCTTGAGAAGGCGCAGGCTGAGTTGGAAGAGCTGTACGAGACCGTAGAGACCCTGCGTGCCGAGGGTAAGACGGCCGAGGCGGCCAAAGCCCAGCGCAAGATCGACAATATCCGGGACAACATGACCCGGGCGCAGGCGGCCGCCTTTGCTGCAAAGCAGGCTGTTCAGCAGTCCGAAAACAACGCTTACAACGCGATGGTCCGCGAATTGGAGTACCTCGAACCGCGGCTGGACCCCGACCACGATGACTTCGACGAAGATCTGCGCGACGACATCGCCGAGCTGGTGGACGGCTACGAAGGCAAGGGCGAACTGCTGACCGATGCCCTGCGCAAGGCGTGCAAGCTGGTCCTACGCGAAGACCCGTTCCGCAAGGGCCGCGCGCTGACTCGTGAGGAAAAGAAGCCGGTCGATGCTAAAAAGCCGGTAGAAAAGCGCAAAACCGATGTCAAGAAGAACCTCGACGCGGCTAAAAAGCAGCCCGCCGAAGAGCCCGGTTCGCGTAGCGAGAAGGCGTCCGAAGATCCCGACATGACCCGTATTTCGGAAAAGGACTTCGATGCGCTGCCCAAAGCGGTCCTGGATCGCATGCTCGGAAACGTCTGACCCCTTGACAGCGTAAAAATTGCGTGCAAACTCACGGGGCAGGTAGAAATACCCGCCCCTTCGTTTCGCCGGTTCTCGTCAAAACCGGACGCGGTACGTCCCGCGTAACCAACGTCCTCGCCGGCCCGGTCGTTAATG